CACAAAAAAGCCCGCAGGGCTTGCGCCGTGCGGGCTCTTAGGACTTCATCGGATGACTCTGGTAATCACCGATGGAGAATTTTGGTGGAGCTGGCGGGAGTTGAACCCGCGTCCGAAATTTCTACATACCATTTTTACTATAGCAAAAACAATACTTTATCAATAAAATCAGCAGGTTGTTTTCACTTGGTATAATCTCATTTTATGTGTTTTTATTGCTTCGCCGCCAAAATGCCGCCATCGTGAACGTATCTTTTCCCTTTCAGAGTCAGTGCCGGTGCTTCTACATCATTTCGTTGTGATTTGTAGAATCCTGCATTCATTTCATCAAGTTCAGTGGGTTTTCCCCATGTGGAAAATAATTTTTTAGTTTTGGTAAAGACCTGTGTGCCTACCATAGTAAATTGATTTGCGGCGTCAATTATACCAACTGAAATGTCTTCAATAGCTTCGAGTATTTTAAACATTTCTTTGAATGAGGATATTGATGTGATTAATTTTGAATCATTATTAATGAAAATAAATGCATTTTGATATGTTGGATATATGATTTCAAGGGTATTGCATAATTTTATAATTTCAATCTCGAGCTGGTACCATAGTTCAAGAAGAATAGTTAAATCAATTGAGTCATCATGTGCAATTAAATTTCTATTCTTATGCAGCTTGCTAAGAAGGCTATTGATGTTAACCCATGATTGTAAAATTAGTTTGGTATGGTTTTTATCTGCTTCGTAATCGACCCCATTTATTGGGTTGCAGTTGGGGTATAGTTTTTTATACAGAGATAGAGGGTAAGTTATTTTAATGAATTTTGATTCATATGATAATTTTCCGTCTTCATAAAGTATTTTGGCTTTTAACTCTGTTTCGGGTAAAGATTTCAGATAGTCTGTCTGAAATTTCGCATGAGCATAATAACCGTCAGTTTTATTCTTTTTCTCAGATTCATTAATTTGTTTCTCTGTTTGAATAGTGCGATGGAGGTTATTAACAATTGATGCTAGGGGCACCGCTGCGGCAAGTAAAAGTAAAGGTAATTTTGAAATTTCTATAAATCTTTGATAGCCATGACTAGTAAGACTAAATGAATGAAGTTTCTCAATCCAAATTAAAGAACCGAAAAAAAGGAATGTAGCTAAAGGTACGCCGATTGATATCCAGAAAAGAGGTTGCACTAAAAGACTTCTATGATCAAGTTCGTAGTGGCGGTTTTTTATGAAGAAAAAACCTAATAAAAGCAATAATGAAAAGTACACAAGCGTAAGAATATTTTTATCCATTTAGATAATCCAATATGTCATTTTAAGTATAAAGAAAAGAACGTTTTGCATTTTAAAAATGTGCTAATTTTTATTGCTCTGTCGCCAAAATATCGTCATATTCCATTACTCCACTTATTGATTTATAATATGAGGCTCAAGAACAAATGTTGATTCCATTGGGCCGGTAACATATTCAATTAAATCAAAAATTTCCGGCGACATGTCTCTGAGTAGCTTGATTCGTGTCTGTAAATTTCCAGTGTCTTCTCTCAAAGAATCATTAAAATCAAACATTACGGTAATTTCTAAAATGTTAATAATAAATTGATAAATTATTTCTATTCTACGAGCAAGTTCTTTAGCTGAGCCAAAATTTGTGCGTAGAAGATAGTCATTATTCGGATCTCTATAATAAAAATGATAATCTTGACTGGGTATATCAATACACATCATTCTATGCAGCTTTGTTAATTTATCTTCTATTTTATTTAAAGTCCATGCTTGTGTCTTTAAGTTGTTATCAGTAATCACCTTTGGTGAGGTAATGTTTTCAAGAAGATCCACTATATCTATTAGTAAATCCGTAAGTTTTCGCATATATTTTTTATCAGTGTCTAACACACCGTTGGTAGGGCTGTTTTCATTATAAATGAACTTGTAAAGGTGAATTGGTGAGTTGATTTTAAATTCTTGTTTAAAATCAACAGCATAATCAACATCTAAAACGTTTTTTTTAGGTTGTATGTTCGTAAAATAATCGACTACATGTTTGAAGTGACTATAAAAACTATCTGATATATTCTTTCGCTTTGCTTCTTCAATTTGTTTGTCTGTTTGGATCGTTCTATGTATATTGTTGACGACAATAACAAAAGGGATTGTTAATGATAAGAGGGCAATTGGCAATTTACTTATTTCAATAAAGTTTGTGAATCCTTCGCTATTGAATTGAGGTGTGTGCCCAACCCATGATAAAACGCCATAATATAATGAAGAAATGCAAGGTATACGCAGCGCTTGTTTAAATAGATATTGTTTTGTCAATGGCCTTTCGTCCATTAATAATGCTTTTTTTCTTAATGATAAGATAACTTCGCCAATAATATAAAGGCAATAAATGAGAAGAAGGAACCCTGAAGGGTATACACCGGAAAGCACAACGGTAATTTCATTGTACAAATTCATGAATTAATCCTTTCTATGCTGTTTAATGGGTTTTTACTTACAGCATCTTCTAAATGGTCTGGTGAAAAATGCGCATAAATCATTGTCATCTTTATATCGGCATGGCCTAAGATTTCTTTAAGAACAAGAATGTTTCCACCATTCATCATAAAGTGACTAGCGAACGTGTGGCGAAGAACGTGGGTACACTGGCCTTCCGGCAGATCAATACCGGCACGTTTTACTGCTCTTTCAAAGGCTTTTCTACAGGGGGTAAATAACTTCCCTTTGTTCTTAGGGAGTTCGTCATACAGTTCCTGAGATATCGGTACGGTTCGGTTTTTCTTGCCCTTGGTCTTTGTATAGGTTATTCGGTATTTCGATAGCTGATGGCCTTGCAGATTTTCAGCCTCACTCCATCGCGCGCCAGTAGCTAAGCAGATTTTAGCAATCAGCAGTAGGCTGATGCTCTGAGAATCTGCGCAGGCATCAAGAAGGCGCTTAATTTCGTCCGAAGCAAGGAACGCCAGTTCCCCCTCTGCGATTTTGAATGTGGGTAGCCCGGCTAGTGGGTTAGGGGCTGACCAGTGGCCCAGCTTTTTCAATGTGCCAAAAACAGACGATAGGTTGCGCTGCTCAAGATTTACCGTACGAGGTTTAACTGGCGACATTAGCGCGCCTTCTTCGTTACGTACCTCACCTTTCAACCGTGCTTCACGATATTTCGTAAAGTCACCGGCGGTTAACTCAGAGGCGACAGGATCGCCCAGACCATTGCAGATAATGTTCAGTTTCGCCATCAGGCGTTTGGGGTCAGCGAGAGTCTGGCCGTAAAGGGAGTGCCATTGCTCAATCAATTCAGACAAACGCCGCCGATCTTCTTTTTCACCCAGCCACGGCTTTTTGTTCACTTCATCCATGGTGAAGTTTTCGAATGCTACGGCTTCGCCTTTCGTCGCAAATTGCTTGCGCACGCGCTTGCCGTCCCGCCCGTTAGGGTAGCACTCGCACAACCATTTTCCATTCGGCTGCTTTCTGATCGTCATATCAAAGACTCTTAATGATTTTCAATGCGCGGCCAACTACCTCGATATCATCCAGGCTGCATTCAAACGAGGAGTCATCTTGATGCACAACTAATCTGTTTCCCGGGAGACGAGTTAACTTAACAATGCTTTTTATCCCGTCAATATCGACCAACCACATCCCATTCACTGGTGGTGCCTGGGTACGGTCAACTAAATATGAATCGCCAGCGGTATTTACTAGAAGCAGCTCGCGTGAGTCAGATGGAAGCAGGCTGCTATCAATGATGGCCTTCCCGGCTTCAACCAGCGAACCTCCCATGAGATTAACCTTGTCGATCTCGGGCGATACCAGTTCAGAAAGAGGTTTTACCTTGCCGGAGTTCACGAAATTGATACTTTTTTTATCATCAATTTTTGTTCCGGGTTCACCTTGACCTGTGGTGAGCCAGAGTAAAGAAACACCCGTTTCAAGGGCACATTGGATCACCCATTCTGCAGGGAAGCTGTCTCTTAAGTATCTGTTAGCCATAGTACTTTTAGATGCGCCTAGGTGATCGCATAGCTGCTGCCTGGACTTAAAATCATAGGCTGCCATTAACCTATGGATAGCCTCTCTACCCCCTGTATTCTCGCCAGCTTTCACCTGTATCATTTCTTAGTCCTATTGACGTATCAAATATTGGATCGTAGTATCTCGATTGTTCAAATATTGAATCGCATAAAACAAGATAAAACGACATAAACCAAACCTTAACTGAGAGATACTGCACTATGAGCACCGATATTTCAATTCGTGTACCAAAAGAGATGGCTACACCTGCTGAGTTCGCGGAATGGGAAGGCATTTCCCGCGGTTCTGTTTATCAAAAAATCCACCATGGCCAATTGGCTAAATACATGGTCAAAAAGGAGAAAAACAAGGGGCGTGTATGTCTTCGTTACTTGATGTACAAAACCGATCAGGTTCGTGAGTCCCTGGGTCATTCCAACTTCCGCGTTGTTGTTGGTCAGTAAGTTCAATTATGAGAACTTTCTAAGAGGCTCACATGTTTGATTATAAGATTTCCAAACATCCACACTTTGATGAAGCCTGCCGCGCTTTCGCACTGCGTCACAATATGGCGAAGCTGGCCGACCGCGCAGGCATGAACGTCCAGACTCTGCGCAACAAGCTGAACCCGGACCAGCCGCATCAGCTCACACCGCCTGAAATCTGGCTGCTTACCGATCTCACTGAGGACTCCACCCTGGTTGACGGCTTCCTGGCACAGATTCACTGCCTGCCATGCGTACCGATGAACGAAGTGGCAAAAGAGAAGCTGCCGCACTACGTCATGAGCGCCACCGCTGAGATAGGGCGCGTTGCTGCCGGTGCTGTTACTGGCGATGTGAAAACCACTGCCGGACGCCGAGATGTGATCAGCAGCATTAACTCAGTGACTCGCCTGATGGCACTGGCTGCCGTTTCCATGCAGGCCCGCCTGCAGGCCAACCCCGCGATGGCAAGTGCGGTGGACACCGTAACGGGCCTTGGCGCTTCGTTCGGCATCATCTGAGGTGATTATGCTGACTAAAGAACCGTCATTCGCATCGCTTTTAGTTAAACAAAGCCAGGGTATGCATTGCGGCCATGGCTGGATTATTGGGAAAGATGGCAAGCGCTGGCACCCGTCCCGCTCTCAAGATGAACTGCTGGCAGTGCTGACCGCTACCAAACGGGGGAAACCATGGCTATTGAAGGCGCTGCGGCGAATGTTCCATTAAGCCCGGGTCAACGTATGGAAGGGCTGAACCGAATAGCGGAATTAAGGGCAAATGTGTTTGGTCTGAATATCGAGCCAGAGCTTGAAAGGTTTATTAAAGATATGCGCGACCGCCGCGATATAAACCATAAGCAAAATGAACGCGCACTGGCAGCCATATTCTTTATGGCAAAAATTCCGGCAGAACGTCACGGCGTCAATATTAGTGATCTGACTACTGACGAAAAGCGGGAACTGGTTAAAGCAATGAATCATTTTCGTGCAGTGGTGAGCTTATTTCCCAAACGGCTAACCATGCCGAATTAACCCACAACAGAAATTAATGGCGTAAACCCGCCGGGCATTCTTTTGCCCAAATTCAGGAGAAAGAACAATGCAGAACGAATTACCAAAAATGTTTGTACCCGAGACCGACCAGCTTATCGCGGTGATCGATATTGCCAAACGCGAGGAGCGCAAAGGGCGCGCGCTCGCAGTTTCAATCCGTCTTGAGGCGCTGGCAACCCATATCACCAACAAAGGGTTAAACGGCATTGAAGCGGCTGAACTGCTGCGCCGCGAAGCAACCCGCTACGAAAACGAATCACAGGAGCTGCACTAATGGCTGACTCAATGGACCTCGTACAGCAGCGCGTTGAAGAACAGCTGCAGCGGCATATCCAGAATGCCCGCAACCGAAAGGCTGGGGCTCCTTCACTTGAGTGTGAAAGCTGCGGAATTGTCATTCCAACAGAACGCCGGGCCGCTGTGCTGGGTTGTGATCTCTGCGTTACCTGTCAGGAAATCGCAGAGCTTAAAGGCAAACACTACAACGTATGAGCACCATCCTGAAATGGGCGGGCAATAAAACTGATGTCATGCCCGAATTGATTAAGCACCTTCCTGCTGGTCCGCGACTGGTTGAACCTTTCGCGGGTTCCTGCGCGGTGATGATGGCGACAGACTACCCTCATTATCTTGTCGCGGATATTAACCCTGATTTAATAAATCTATATCGGAAGATAGCAACAAACGCATCAGATTTTATTGAGCGTGCCAAACATCTGTTTAAAATATTCAATAGTGAAGATGGTTATTATGATAGCCGGGATTCATTCAACCACGATAAAGACCCTGAATGGCGCGCGCCGCTGTTTTTATTCTTAAATCGCCACTGTTATCGTGGTCTTTGCCGTTATAACAAAAAGGGTGAGTTTAACGTTCCTTACGGTAATTATAAAAAACCGTATTTTCCTGAAAATGAAATACGCGCTTTTGCTGAAAAAGCTACCCGCGCCACGTTCATTTGCGCCAGCTATGACGAAACTTTGGCATTGTTAGTGCCTGGAGATGTTATTTATTGCGATCCGCCTTATGACGGTACTTTCAGTGGCTATCACACTGCCGGTTTTACTGAGGACGATCAGTATCATCTGGCCTCTATCCTTGAGCGCCGTGCATCAGAAGGCCATCCGGTCATCGTTTCGAACAGCGACACTTTCCTGACTCGTTCCCTGTATCGCAATTTCACTCATAACCGCATTAACGTAAAACGCAGCATCGGTATTGCTGCAGGCGAAGGGAAAACCGCAGACGAACTGATTGCTGTACTCAAACCGAAAGTATGGGCTGGCTTTGATCCAGCCGGCGGCCCTGATTACTCTGTCGTGTATGAGGTGCGCGCGTGAGTCATCACGAAGTTGAAAAGCACGGCGGTGCAGAAGTTTCCGCCGCTGCTTTTGCCTGGAATGTACATAAAAAGGCGATCAATCCATATCTGGATCCGGCGGAAGTAGCGCCGGTTTCTGCGCTTTCAAACCTGATTTCTCTCTATGCTGCGGATAATGAGCAGGAGCAGCTGCGCCGAGAGGCCCTGAGTAATGAGGTCTGGGAACGCTATTTCTACAATGAATCCCGCGATCCTGTTCAGCGGGAAATGGAGCAGGACCAGCTGATAAGCCGCGCCAAAATGGCCCGCGAACAGCAGCAATGTAATCCCGATCTGGTCATCGTTGCTGACGTGAGCGCCCAACCGGCGCACATCAGTAAGCCGCTGCTTGAACGGATAAAATATTTCGAGGGCCTGGGCAAGCCGAAGGCATATTCCCGCTATCTGCGTGAAACCATCAGGCCGTGCCTTGAACGCCTGGAGCGCGTGCGTACCAGCCAGGTTTCTGCGTCATTCCGTTTTATGGCGAGCCACGACGGGCTGGAGGGCCTGCTGGTTCTGCCGGAAATGAACCAGGAGCAGGTCAAGCGGTTATCTACCTTGGTGGCGGCACACATGAGCATGTGTCTGGATGCTGCCTGCGGTGAGCTGTTTACGGATGAAGACGTTACGCCGGAAGAGATCCGCCGGTCATGGGAAAGGGTGGCCGCTGAGGCCATGCGCCTTGATGTTATCCCGCCTGCTTTCGAGCAGCTGCGCCGTAAAAAGCACCGCCGTAAGCCGGTTCCATACGAGCTTATTCCGGGCTCGCTTGCCCGTTTGCTTTGCGCGGACTGGTGGTATCGCAAGCTGTGGCAGATGCGGTGTGAGTGGCGGGAAGAACAGTTGCGCGCTGTCTGCCTGGTTAACAAAAAAGCGTCCCCGTATGTCAGCTATGAAGCTGTGATCCATAAACGCGAACAGCGTCGCAAATCACTGGAGTTTTTCCGCTCGCATGAGTTGGTTAACGCCGAAGGTGACACGCTGGATATGGAAGAAGTGGTAAACGCCAGCAGCAGCAATCCGGCGCACCGGCGCAACGAAATGATGGCCTGCGTTAAGGGGCTGGAGCTGATCGCAGAAATGCGTGGTGAATGTGCCGTGTTCTATACCATCACCTGCCCGTCACGCTTTCACGCAACGCTCAATAACGGCAGGCCGAACCCGAAATGGACCAGTGCCACGGTCCGCCAGAGCAGCGATTACCTGGTGAATATGTTTGCCGCCTTCCGTAAGGCTATGCACAAAGCCGGGCTGCGCTGGTATGGCGTTCGCGTTGCTGAGCCACACCATGACGGCACCGTGCACTGGCACCTGCTTTGCTTCATGCGCAAAAAGGACCGCAAATCCATCACCGCGCTGCTGCGTAAATTCGCCATTCGTGAGGACCGGGAGGAGTTGGGCACCAATACCGGGCCGCGATTCAAGTCTGAGCTTATTAACCCGCGCAAGGGGACACCGACCAGCTATATCGCCAAATACATCAGTAAAAACATTGACGGGCGCGGACTGGCGCAGGAAATCAGTAAAGAAACGGGCAGATCGCTGCGCGATAACGCTGAGAACGTAAACGCCTGGGCTTCGCTGCACCGTGTACAGCAATTCCGCTTCTTTGGTATTCCTGGTCGCCAGGCATACCGTGAGCTGCGCCTGCTGGCCGGTCAGGCTGCCAGGGCGCAGGGTGACAAGAAGGCAGGCGCGCCGGTACTGGAAAACCCGCGTCTGGATGCTGTATTGGCCGCAGCGGATGCTGGTTGTTTTGCCACATACATCATGAAACAGGGCGGCGTCCTGGTTCCCCGTAAACATCACCTTGTCAGAACTGCCTATGAGCTTAACGACGAACCGAGCACCTACGGCGATCACGGTGTTCGTATTTATGGCATCTGGTCCCCGATCATTGAGGGCCGGATCTGCACTCATGCAGTGAAGTGGAAAATGGTTCGTAAAGCCGTTGACCTTCAGGAGGCGACAGCCGACCAGGGCGCTTGCGCCCCTTGGACTCGTGGCAATAACTGTCCCCCTGTTGAAAATTTGAACCAGACAGGGGGGGACTTCCCGGATATTACGTCCATGGATGAAAAGGCGCTGCAGGACTACCTGCACGGAATGGGAAAAAGGGAGCGGCGGGAGTTGGTTGCCCGGCTCAGGCTGGTAAAACCGAAACGGAAAAAGGCTTACAAGCAGGAGATTTCTGAGCAGCAGCGCCTGCAACTGGAGTATGAGCTGCACTCCAGAGGGTTCGATGGCAGTGAGTATGAGGTGAATTTACTCCTACGCGGCGGCAGCCTTCCTTCAGGTGGCGGGTTGCGCATCTTCTATCAGAACGGGCGACTGCGTGAGGATGATAAATGGCGGAAGTGTTACTAACATCCCGAAAATATTTCATTTTATGGCCCTTACCTGAGCTTTCTTACTGTAGTTCAAAAAGCATTTTACATTTAGAAATTGATATTATACTGTATATATAAACAGTGTATATACATGCAGTTATGTTGTTTAAGTGGCCGTAATAGGAGGGAAAATGCAGGATTATCTTTCGGAGTCATTGAAACTTCAGCGCATTGATTTTTTCATTAAGTTAGTAGCGGCAAGCGAGTGCAGTGACGAAGAAAAACGTTTAGCGATCCAGTGGGTATCTGAGTTGACTGATGAGTTAATGATGAAAATTCATGCTTATGAGTGAAACTGACTGATGTAGGTCAAGATATATTGCATATAAAATAATCTATTGATTTTTATGATTTTACTGTGCTCATCACATTTTTGTGAAAAGCAAAAATGTAATTTGGTTACAAAGGCAACGATTTTTTTCGCAACATGGTTTTTTATGGTTGCCTTCATTATCAACTTACACAAGGTGCTCTGGAAATGGCATTACAAAAAAGTGATTGGAAGCATGAGGACAATAAACATTATCGGGGACATCTCGATCGTATTTATGTTTCAACCACAGAAGAATGGGAGGTTGGCTACTTTGTTGACAAATATCTTAAAGACCACAACAGCACAACCAGTGATAAAAACAGAGATGTAATAATGCAAAATATAGCTGCGTATCCTGGTAAGAAGCCAATTCTACGGACCGAGCTTACGAAATTCTTAGATGGAAAGATTACCTTTACTGCTGCAAAGTAACAGCAAGAAGGGTGCATGGCTATGCTGCATGAATCCGCATGATCGTTTAAGGATTGCAAATGACCCGGCCCACCAGTATTGGTGGGCCTTTTCTTAGTGCATGCAAGCGCATGAAAACTGTCACACAAAGCGGCCAGGCGTGGCGGGGCTACGAGCGCGCTGATAAGTATAATTGCATAATCAAATGTTGTTTCAGTTGCTCCGTACAAATCACTGGGTATAAAATCAGCGAAATTTCGTTAACTTCTATTAACTCAAAAGTAAGAGTGATTCGATGGCTAATTTGTTAGATTGGAATACACTTCATCACAAAGTACAAGCATACATGGATCCTGAGAATGGAATCGATAAACCACAAAAAGCTTTTCCAATTTTGATGGTGGCAACGTTACTAAATGTATCTGATGAAGAGGCTGAAGATGCCATAACTGATGGTTCAATGGATAGAGGTGTTGATGCTGTTTATGTCGATGACCGTGATGGCAGGAATTCTATCCATATCTTTCAGTTTAAATATGCTGATACCTTTGAAAACACTAAAAAGAATTTCCCCAGCAATGAAATCGATAAATTAGTGTCATTTTTTGAAGACTTGTTGGATTTAAATAAATCCCTCGAGAAAACTTGTAATCCAATATTGTGGAATAAAATTAAAGAAATTTGGGCCGCTCTTGAGAGAAGTAATCCTTCCATTGAGGTTCATTTTTGTGGTAACACAATGGAAATGCAGAGCGGAGAAAAAGAAAGAGCCAATGCATCATTATGTAAATATAAATATTTTAATGTCCACCATCATAGCTTGGACACTATTGTTAATTATTTTGTTGAAAGAAAAAACAGCATTATTGATGAGCAGTTGCAGATAGTGGATAAGGACTATTTTGACCGTACTGATGGTAGTATTCGGGGGTTAATATGCACTGTTGAAGCTTCTGAAATTGTAAGGATTATTACAAGCCCTGAAAATCCAAAGGAAGTAAGGAAAGAAATTTTTAATGATAATGTAAGGGTCTATTTAAGTCGAACAAATAAAATAAACAGACGTATAATTGAGACTGCACTATCAGATCGTAGTCCGTTATTTTGGTATTTGAATAATGGGATTACTGTCACTTGTGATTCTTTTTCTTATATAAAAGGGAAAAGGGCTCCGTTGGTAGAGTTAAAAAATATACAAATCGTGAATGGTGGTCAGACATCTAATGCATTATTTGAAGCTAGTTTGAATTCCGAAGAAGGACTTGAAGATGTTTTGATATTAGTAAGGATTATCGAAACTAAATCTCAACCAGTTAGTCTGGCTATTGCTGAGTCAACGAACAGTCAAACTCCAATCAAAAGTCGAGACCTTCGTTCAAATGATGATATTCAGAAAAAATTAGAGGAAGCCTTTGAGGGGATGGGGCTTTTTTATGATAGAAAGGACGGACAGCATTCGAACCAGCCAAAAAGTGTCAGAGTTGATGCTTTGAGTGCTGGGCAAGCTCATTTGGCATATTCGCTAGATTTACCTGAAGTAGCAAAAAAGGATAGGGGGCGAATTTTTTCAGACCTTTATGAGACTGTATTTACAGATGAATTAATGGCTGATGATCTTCTGGCATCTATCAAAGTACTTTCAGTCATTGAAAATAAGAAAAAATTATTGCAATCATCTATCAGAAAAGAAGAGAAGTTCAATCCAACGCATATGTTTTTAATTGATGGTGCTTATCATGTGTTATTTGCTGTAGGACAAATTTGTGATGCTAAAGGTGTTGATAGATTGAATTATCAAAAGGCAATTACATTTATTCCTGCAGCTATAAAATACATAAGCGAAATGGTCGAAAAGGCCCAGCGTGATGATGCTTCATTTTCGTTTAATAGATATTTTAAAGACGCAAAGACTAAAACTAAGATTGCTGCTTATATTCAAGGTATGGAAAAAAGTTTGTAAGTAGCAGAGTTCGCTAAGCCTGGGTCTTCAGGCTTAGCGTGAAGTGTGAGTGGTATGTTTTAAATGTCAATAAGATGGTGTTTATATTCGGCCTTTATGCTAACTAATTTATATCATATGAATATGCTTCAAATTTAATTACTTCGTCATTCAGCCAAGAGTTAAGTTCAGTTAGACGTTTCTGTAAAGGCGATAATTCATTACGTACAAATACTTTCGCGGCCTTCTCCACATCTCCAAATCCCCCGACATTACTCGGCATGATCCCCATCATCTGCGGCGGAACGCGGTGTGCTGCCATCATGTCATCCCGGCTCACATTCTTGATATTCAGAAACTCATCTTTAGCCGCGACCTCTGACAGCGGGATGATCTGAATACCGTCCTTTTTGCCGTTCGGCGAATACATAAACAGGTTGCGGAAGTTGCCTGGCCCTTTGGCGCTTTTCATCGCCTGGCGGATGTTGTTCACGTCTTCCTGATTCTGCGCAGCATCGGTCATGTACATGATGAATCCCGCATGGCTGCCGTTGATGTAATACTTGCGGCGGAAAAGGGTGGCGGACTCGTTCAGCAGGGCGGAAGGGATGGCGGACAGGTATTCCGGCAGGCCGTAAATCTCCTGGTTCAGGTCCGGCTCCATCAGGTGAAAAATGCTGCCCTTGGTGAACTCATAGGGCTGCGTCGTCATGCCGTACTGCACAAACCAGTAGGTATCCAGATCAACGCCGCGCCGGGTGTATTTCGCCAGCGATGGCTCCAGTGACAGAATACCGCCGAGGCGGTTGGTGCGCTTCTCCAGATAGGCGTTACCGAATACCAGATAGTCCTGCACAAACCGGCTGAACGCCTGCTGGCTCAGCAACGGGTGCGGAATAAAGGTACTGGTCAGGATGTTACGTTTTACCGCAATGGGTGAGCTGTGATGCACGGCGGCGCGGTAGGTGCGCGCCAGCCCGTCAAAACTCACAGGCGGTTCATACCAGCGGTCCATCTGCACGCACTCCACATAATCCAGCAGTTCCCGGCGGTCTAGTACCGGGATCGGGTCGCCAAAGCTGAATGTTTCTGCAGATACGCCGCTGCTCTGTTGAACGCTCTGTTTAACTGTAGCGCGGTTTTTATTCCTCTTGCCCATTAAAAAATCTCCACAATGTTGCTGGTATTGGCGGCTTCGCCCTGTAGCGGTTCGTTGAATAGTGCGTGCATTGTTGCCCAGGCCAGATCTGCGTGGCTGGCTTCTTCGCTGCGGCTGGCTTCGTAGGTGGGGCGGTTCCCGCTTGCGGTGGTGGCGCGGCGGATAGCCATGAAAGACTGAGCGATATCGGTGTGTCCGGCATCAAACTCCAGACGGCGGTGGCTGATAATGTCGTAGGCCTTGAGCACCAGGGCGTTTTTGACGTTGGGGTTGTAGACGAACTCGCGCACGGCAGGGAAGAACGCCTTCACGTTCTCATACACGCCGTGGCCGACGCCGGTGGAGTCGATGCCGATATAGGTCACGTTGTACTGCTGCGTCAGTTTTTTGATGGCGTCCGCCTGGGCGCGGAAGTCCATCCCGCGCCACTGGTGACGCTCCAGAATGCGGAACTTACCACCCGGCACGGCAGGCGGAGCCATGACCACGCAGCCCGCGCTGTCGCCATTCTGCGTACCTTTCGCCGGGTCATAGCCGATCCAGACTTCACGCCAGCCAAACGGGCGCTGCGCCAGCGCATGAAAATCGGACCAAACCTCCCAGCTGTCCACCATGCAGGCCTGCAACTCGCTGAGCGGAAACACCGACGCCAGATCGTCAATGAATTCACACATCAGCAGGTTCTGGTATTCGTCAGGGCTGTACTCCATGCGCAGCTGGTCCAGGTCGAACAGGTTACAGCCGCCGCGCACCGCATCCTCCACGGTGACGATCTGGCGGTACTGACCGTCCGAGCAAAGCAGGCCCGGGGCCAGATTGCCGTGGGCCAGGTCTATATCTACCTTGTCCGCTTTAGCGCGGCCCCGGTTGAACAGGGCGCCGGACCAGAATGGATAGGCGCTGTGGGTCAGGCTGGACGGGGTTGAAAAGTAGGTCTGCCGCCATTTTTTATGGATTGCCATACCCGACGCCACTTTGCGCAGCTCCTGGAATTTTGGTATCCAGAAATATTCATCCAGGTACAGGTTGCCGTGGTAGCTCTGCGCCGTGCGGGCGTTGGTGCCGAGGAAGTACAGGCACGCGCCGTTGCTGAGCGTCATCGGGTCGCCCTTCAGCTCCACATCCACCTCTTTTGCAAAGTCGATGATGTACTGCTTGAAGACGTGCGCCTGCGCCTTGCTGGCTGAGAGAAAAATCTGGTTGCGGCCGGTGGTGATGGCGTCAATCAGCGCCTCCCGGGCAAAAAAGAAAGTCGCTCCGATCTGGCGCGATTTGAGCAGGTTGCGGATACGGTGGCGGTTGCCTGCTTCGTACCAGTGGCGCTGGTAGGCGAACATCGATCCGTGGAAAACCTCCTGCAGCTTCTCGATCTGTTCGTCGGTGAAAACGTTCTTTTCAGGCTGGCGGCGTGGGCCTTTGTTGCGGTTGGCAACCTTCGGATTTAAATCAGCCTCGTTCCCGCCATCGTTAAATTTACCGATCCGGGCGTGGCGCTCTGACTGGCGCGCCAGCAGGTCGATTTCCTTGAAGTCTTTCCCTTCTTTCTGCTCCTTCATAATGAGCTGGCAGTAGCGCGCGGCGGTGGTAAGCTGCATCTGATCCAGAGGCCCATACTCGCCCCACTTGTCGCGCTTCTTCCAGCTGTGAACGGTTGCAACTTTCTCGCCCAGCATTTCAGCAATGCGGGCTACGCGGTATCCCTGAAAGTACAGCAGCATGGCCTGCCGACGGGGATCGAGGTCTGCGGGGGTCATTGTCGTGTTCATGGCCCAAACATACGGCCTTGCCCGGCGGCTTTCCCCGGCTGCGGTTTGTGTGGCTGACCGTACAAGCGCCGCGCGTTGTTTCACTCCCCCATCACCGCAAACATAAGGCTCCAGTAAGTTTTTTCTAACGGAGCACGGCTCATGACAGTGAAAGCAAAGCGTTTCCGCATCGGGGTGGAAGGTGCCACCACCGATGGACGCGAAATCCAGCGCGAATGGCTGGAGCAGATGGCGGCCAGCTACAACCCGGAGGTCTATACCGCGCTGATTAACCTTGAGCACATCAAGTCTTATCTGCCGGAAAGCACCTTCAACCGTTACGGGAGGGTGACGGCGCTGGTTGCTGAAGAAATTCATGACGGCACGCTGAAGGGCAAAATGGCGCTGTATGCCGACGTGGAGCCGACCAGCTCCCTGATTGAACTGGTCAAGAAAGGTCAGAAGCTTTTCACCTCCATGGAAGTCAGCCCGAAGTTTGCCGACACCGGCAAAGCCTACCTTGTGGGACTGGCCGCCACTGACGATCCGGCGAGCCTGGGCACTGAGATGCTGACCTTCAGCGCCAGCGCCGCGCACAACCCGCTGGCAAACCGCAAGCAGAGTCCTGAAAACCTGTTTACCGCTGCCGAAGAAACGCTGATCGAACTGGAAGAAACTCAGGACGAAAAGCCGTCCCTCTTTGCCCGCGTTTCCGCGCTGTTTACCAAAAAAGAGCAGACCGACGATGCGCGTTTTTCAGACGTGCACAAAGCCGTCGAGCTGGTTGTCACCGAACAGCAGAACCTGAGCGAGCGCACTGATAAATCCCTGTCCGACCAGGACGCGCGCATTTCTGAGCTTGAATCCTCGCTGCAGGAGCAGCTGGCCGCCTTTGCCGAGCTTCAGCAGCAGCTGAGCCGTGAAGACAGCCGCAGAGATTACCGCCAGCGCGCGCCGGGCGGTGACGCACCGGCTGGCACCCTGACCAATTGCTGATGGAGCATAAAACCCGATGAAAAAGAATACCCGCTTTGCCTTTAACGCCTACCTGCAGCAGCTGGCGCGCCTGAACAACGTGGAAGTGGAAGAACTTTCCAGCAAGTTCACCGTGGACCCGTCCGTGCAGCAGACGCTGGAAGACCAGATCCAGCAGTCCGCTGCTTTCCTGACGCTGATTAACATCACGCCGGTTGCGGAACAGTCCGGCCAGCTGCTTGGCCTGGGCGTTGGCTCCACCATTGCCGGAACCACCGATACCACCACCAAAGAGCGCGAACCTACCGATCCGATGCTGATGGAGGACGTGGAATATAAATGCGAGCAGACCAACTTTGACACGGTGCTGACCTACGCAAAGCTGGACCTGTGGGCGAAATTCCAGGACTTCCAGGTGCGTATCCGTAACGCCATCGTCAAGCGCCAGGCGCTGGACCGCATCATGATTGGCTTCAACGGCGTGAAGCGTGCCAAAACCTCTAACCGCGCTGAAAACCCGCTGCTGCAGGACGTGAATAAGGGCTGGCTGCAGAAAATCCGCGAAGACGCGCCGGACCACGTTATGGGCAGCACCACCCAGGACGGCACCACCACCGCAGGCGCGGTGAAGGTGGGCAAGGGCGGCGACTATGCCAACTTGGACGCCGTGGTGATGGATGCGGTTAACGAGCTGATCGACGTGGTGTATCAAGATGATGATGAGCTGGTTGTTATCTGCGGCCGAGAGTTGCTGTCCGATAAGTATTTCCCGCTGGTTAACAAAGAGCAGGAAAACAGCGAGAAAATCGCCGCCGATCTGATTATCAGCCAGAAACGCATGGGCGGCCTGCAGGCGGTGCGTGCGCCGTTCTTCCCAGCCAATGCCCTGCTGATCACCCGTCTGGATAACCTGTCCATCTACTGGCAGGAGGACACCCGCCGCCGTTCTGTTATCGACAACCCGAAACGTGACCGGATTGAGAACTTCGAATCCGTCAACGAAGCGTATGTGATTGAGGATTATCGCTGCGCGGCCCTGGTCGAAAACATCACTATCGGTGACTTCAGCGAGCCAGCTGCAGTGCAGTCTGCGCCTGTGGAAGAACCCGCCGAAACAGAAACTGAGGAGTAACGCATGAGCCTGAGTCCCGCACGGCAGCACCGCCTGCGCATTCAGGCCGAACAGGCCGCCCGGGAGGGCGGCAGTGCTCGCCATGCGTCCGGCTATGACTTGATGCTGCTGCAGCTGGCAGAAGACCGCCGCCGCCTAAAGGGTATCCAGTCCACCGTGAAAAAGGCGGCAATCAAGGTGGAGCTTCTGCCGAAGTATGCCGCCTGGGCGGAGGGCGTGCTGGCTGCCGGAGGTGCGCAGCAGGATGACGTGCTGATGTACGTGATGCTGTGGCGTATCGATGCCGGTGATTATGCCGGTGCGCTGGAAATCGGGCGTCATGCGCTGCGCCATGGCTGGGTGATGCCGCTGGGCAACCGCAACGTGCAGACCGTTCTGGCGGAAGAAATGGCGGATGCCGCACAAAGCGCTCTGCTGGCCGCCGCCGGTTTTGATGCCGATCTGCTCCTGCAGACGCTGGAACTGACTACCGATCTGGATATGCCGGACCAGTCCCGGGCGCGCCTGCACAAAGCCATCGGCGCGGTACTGACCGAGAGCAACCCGGCTTCTGCTCTTAATCACCTTACCCATGCGCTGCAGCTCGATCCCCGCTGCGGCGTGAAAAAAGAAAAGCAGCAGCTGGAGCGCAGATTGCGCATTGACAGCCGCTAACGAACGTGCCCCGCGCACGGGCGGCACGGGGTGGCGAAAGGCACTGCCACATCAAAACCCCGTCCACCGCCCACTATTTCAGGAGAAAGCCGCATGCAGTTTGTTGCGCCAGAACAGGCACCGGAACAGGCTGACGTTATTAAAAATACGCCGTTCTGGCCTGATGTGGACCTGTCGAAATTTCGCAGTGTGATGCGCACTGATGGCACGGTGACGCAGCCCCGTCTGAGGCAGGTTGCGCTGACAGCCATTTCCGAAGTTAACGCTGAGCTGTACGACTTCCGCAACCGCCAGCAGATGCTGGGCTACCGGGATCTGGCTGACGTGCCGGCGGAAATGCTGGACGGTAAAAGCGAGCGCATTCAGCACTACCTCAACGCCGTATATTGCTGGGCGCGCGCCGTGCTCAATGAGCGTTACCAGGATTATGACGCCACGGCGTCCGGGGTAAAGCGAGGGGAGGAACTGGCGGAGGTCAGCGGCGATCTGTGGCGTGATGCCCGCTGGGCTATCAGCCGGGTGCAGGATGCACCGCACTGCACGGTGGAGCTTATCTGATGAAAGTGCGTGCGCATCAGTATGACACGGTGGACGCACTTTGCTGGCGCCATTATGGGCGCACGCAGGGAGTCACTGAACAGGTGCTACAGGCGAATCCGGGGCTTGCTGAATATGGCCCCTTTTTACCGCACGGGCTGCAGGTGGATCTGCCGGATATCACGGCGTCAACCACTGCGCAGACTGTCCAGTTATGGGATTGAACTATGACGCTTGAACGAATCAGCGCCTTTATCACTTACTGCGTTGCCCTGCTTCTGGCATGGCTCGGCGATTTGTCTCTTAAAGATGTATCGACCATTACCGGTCTTGCGCTGGGGATTATTA